CACAATCAGTATGAGCCGCTGTATATCTAGTAGCTGCAATTGTTGCAGAAGTAGTGGTAGTACCTCTCAATAGTTTAGATGGATCAAAAGTGCCATTGGTATCATACATTATGATACCGCCGTGTGCTCCTAAACCATATTTAGCAGCAGTCGGTGTTGCAGTAAGTATTGTAGCAGTAAACGTTGCAACATTATCTGCAGCTTCAGCTAGGTTGTTAGTTGTTTGATAAATCCTCTCGCCTTCTTTATAACTAGCAGGTATTGCTGAACCTCCGGTGACTGTCGTCAATGGAAGCGCAAAGGTTGCTCGAGGTAAGTGGAATCCAGCTGGTTCAGTAACACTTTGTACTAATTTGGTTGTAGTACCACTAACTGTTTTATATACTCTAACATAACCAAAATCAAGCAAACCAGTAACTTGTCTTATTAATTTATTAGCAGCAATACTTTGAGTACTATAGTTAGTAGCAGAACCTAATTTTAACGATGGGTTAAAAGTACCATTAACATTAGTAATAAGAATCTTTTCTACATTACTTGAAGCATTTAGAGTTGTAACGATTTGTGCTGAAAACTCTCGAGCATTAGAAGCATTATCACCAGTGTATTGTTCTATCGAATTACCAGAAACAAAATCAGCTGGCCGTGGTGTATTAGCATCTAAAACGATATAACCCGCAGTCATATCAAGTTTTTGATCTGGAGCGGTATCAATTCTTATACCAACATTATTAGCACCAAGCGATTGATCACGAATAAATTCTTCATCACCTAAAATGATTTCATTAGCACCCGCACTAATAGCTAATGTAACGCCGCTTAAAACTACTGAAGTAGTTGCAACACTAGTTCCGGCCTTAGCGTTAACACCTTGTAATTGGAATCCAACTTGTGGTACAATATTAGAACCTTGTGGAATTGATAATGATAAATCAAATGAACCGCCAGATCGCAAATCATGAGAATCTTCTGCGACTAGGGCATAGTTATTATCCGAATCTAAATAGTGAACAAACGCTTTGATATCATACCTTGCATTTAAAGATGTACTATCAATAGTACCAGCAAATGTTACAGTCTTGCCTCTAAAAGTTAAATTTTCTTGGAATGTATTTGTTACAAGATACGCATTACCGTCAGTTTCACCAACATTTCGACCAATATCACCACCATTAAATTGGATATCATCGGCAAAAAACTCAGTATTAGGCGCTAGAGTAATATCACCGTCTACCGCAACAGAGAATTTTTGATCAGGCAGCTCAGCACCTGCTACATTATATCCATATAGCTTTCCGCCTTTTGTTGTTCCAGTACCTCTACTGTGAACATCATTAAAGCCACGCCATGGCGCAGAAGCACCAACATCAACACTAGTAGTAGAAGCAGCTCCACTTGTAACATTAACGGTTTTAGCCTGATCAGTAAGTCTAGTCTCTTTATCTAAAGAGTCTGATGTTTTGTTATCGTTACTTTCAACAGGACCTACATCAAAAGATACTCGGTTTGTTGATTGTCTCCATTCTTCGAATGTTGAAGTCTTTGGTACTCTTGTTTCGTTATTTTGCGCCATTATTTACTCACTAGTTGTTTTAATAAGTTTTTAATTTCTTCAACATCCGATTCGAGCTTATCGATCTTATCAGCTTGTTGAACATGTTTTTTAAAAGCTTCTTTCTGGTTTAGTCTTGCTTGATAAGCAGTTTCATTTATATTTATAACGGCATTAGAGCTCTTATCGCGAACTAATGAAGGATTATTTTGTACTTTCTCATATACTTTTGACATATTATCCTTATGTTACAGCGATAGCTCTAAAGTTTCTTACCATTGGGACATCAGATGAATCTTTTCCTGATAATACTATTTTCATAGAAAATACTGCAAAACCAGCATCAGGTAATGGATTAGCCGGATACGAAGGATTACCAATTAACCATTCAACATTGTCATATCCAGCATCTTCTGCTATCACGTTTTGAGGATTAGCATAAGTCCATGGTAGTAAATTAAAATTAGAATCTAAACTACTAGATGTTTTATAATACAAATGTACACTTGAATCCTTGGGTTGTTTCACATTCGCAAGAACTCTTAATTCACTTGCACTATTTTCTAATTGAACGTTTTTAGTTATGTAATTATTTATACTATCTACACCGATTGGCGATGTATCTGGAATATAAAATCTTCCTGCACCAGCCATATTACCATAGAAAGCAGCTTGTGTTGACGATGACGGTGTAGATAATGATCCAGGAGATGCTGTTACATCTTCTACAGATTCATAATATGAATTTGTTGTACCATCAGGTCCAAATTCATTATATGTTCCAGGATCACTTATTCTATTTTGTGTTAAGAACAGTGAATTTCTTCGACCATCAATGACAGGCGATAAGAAATTAGAATCATTACTAAATAGAACTGAAAGGCCAAACGTTTTATTCAAGAAGCTAGATTGTGTTAATCCACTCTTTGATGTTTCGTTCTTTTCAGATGCAACTAAACATGGAAATTGAGTAGGAGTTGATTTATTCAATGTAATAACTTCCGTAGCGACTGGCGCATAATCTAATGTCTGACCAAACCTAGCTGCTCTATCACCGTCCATTGATCTGCCAGCAGTTGTATCATATTTCGCTGATAGATTGGTTCCAGCCGGCTGGAAGTTTTCATTATAAACATACAAACTATTAAATTGCGCATTACCTTCTGCAGCTACGGTATTACCACCACCTCTAATATTTAGAGTAGTCGCTTGACCAGTAACAGTTATACAATATGAATCATGTTCTATACTATGTACTGTATGACCCGCCGCAGCATTTAGATTTGCTGCAGTAAGTCCGTTTTCATTAACACAGCCACTTAAAACAACTACACTATTTTTACTTGGTGACCCACCAGCCGCGGCTCCTTTTTGGTTACCAGTGTACATACCATGATTAGAGTGTTGAACTCTAATTACTGTAGTAGTACCACTAGGCTTAGAAATATATGAAAATGGGTTCGAACGCAAGATATCGGCTTCTACTCTATCATTTACAAAATTAACTTTGTAATTTACAGCATCAGCGTTATTCACATCAAAGCTTGCACGATATAGATTAAACTTCAAATCTCTTAACTGATGCTCTGTCCATGTAGAAGCATTCTGCGATGTAAAGAATACACCATTATATGGTTGCTTAGTTATCAATGCAGGTTCTGATGCATTTCCTGTTATATCTAATCGACCAGTTTCAGAGAAGAATACTTTCCAAAGTTCAGATGATGCGATTAACACAACAGCATATTCAGTAGCTTCTGATAAATATACCGGATGTTCGAATACGATTGGACATGCTACACTAGCATCATTAGTAATGTCAGAAGCATAACATGTATTTTCTGCTCTAGCTATACCTGTAGTACCACCGCCATTTGTAGCATTTGCAACGAATGAATCACCAACATCTGGAGCAGCACCATGTTTATCACCATTTGGTCCAGTTTCATTAGCCAACCAACCCACATTAGCCCAAGTTGCATTACCAACTGTTTTAATTGTATAAGTGTCACCTACAACTAATGCATTACCATTATGCCCGTTTGTTTTTGAGCTATAGTAAACTGTTACATCAGAACCAGGAACAATCTTCTGAGTTGGTATTCCGTTTTCAACTAATCGTAAGCCTACACGTAATGGAATACTAGCCTTTTCTGCATCTCCACCAGTTTTATCAGCATTAGCGACAAATAAGTCTAGCTTAGTCGTATACATGCCACCAGACTGATCACATATAAATGTTTGAGCCAATGGATCAATGTATCGTACTTGTTGTTGTACCTTTGTTACAGCATCTTCACGAACAATTCGTGAATCAGATAATTGAGTAGTTTCAACACTTGGGACTCGAGTAGAATGAATAGTTTCTTCTAAATACTGAGCTTGACCTTGTGCATAATAACTTGATTCTGCATAAGAAAGCTCTGTTTCTGTATTATTACTTGAATCATCAGAAAGTCTAAATTGCTTTGTACCAACTTTAAATCTCATACCAGCTGCATTATTCGGTATTTGGAACTTGCCGAATAATTTACCGCCAGCATCTGTTATAAGTGGTCCATTTGGACTTGCTGAACGTCTATTATAATAATAATTATGTCGAACAGCTTCTTGTTTAGTCCATTCGATAAATCCATCAGGACCGTAATCAGGTGCAACTGATACACAATAATCGGATACATCAATTCCATCGAAGAAAGGATAGAATCTACTATTAGGTTTTAATTGTTCAGCTCTAAAGTATACAGTACGCGGTCTCATAAACGGAATAATATTTGTTTCAACAATCCTAGTTCCTTGAGATTGTCGTGTAGTGTCCCATACAACAGAATTATTGAATCCTTCTCTTGTTTGATCATGGAAAGTAACTTCACTTGAAATCGTTTCATCAACTAAAAGTCTCATACCGGAAGTATCATCTAGGCCTGTGTCATGCCAATCCTGTAAGCCAGTAGCGTCATTTAAAAGCGCATTGATATCAACACGTTGATAATCATAATTGTGTGTTTGATTCGCCATCCAAGCGCCACCTACACCCTCGTGATTTTGTGCCCCAACATTCCAACCATGTGTTGCTTCTAATTGTATCTGAGTATCACTTACAACTGTAGAATCTATGCCAGTGTGTATGGTTTGCCATTCATTATAGAACGTACCTAGTGCATTTTCTTCTTCTAATATAGCTAGTAATGAATTACTCATCCCAGCGTTATCAATAACCACATCTGGACGATGGATAGTATCAATCCATTCATCAGTATCAGGCGAAAGATGCATTGTACCGCCCCATGTAAATATATTATATGGGTTAACCTTTATGCTTTCGACCGCATAAGGCTGTTCGATAAATGGCACATTAGTATATGGTAATGTGTATATAGAGTTCTTTTCTACAATCTTCGAAGATTTTGCGTTTGTACCACTTACCTTCATATCATTTGCAAATCTACGTAAAGGAACATTTTTAAAATTACAATGAGGTCTCAATGTGCCTTCATATTTGTCTATAGAATTTAAATAGTCTGGGTGATTTACATTACCCATGTTATGCCCTTTAAACGAATCTACAAAGATACCGTTCTTAAACATAGGGTTACCATCAGCATCAACTACATGTTGATTTGTTGCAGCAGATTCTAAGAAGTTTAAAGAAGTATAATATTCTAATTTTTTAACTCGACTATCCAATTGCGCGATATCTTTCATTTGATATCTAGGATAGCTATTTGTACTAACTGAAAAATCTTTCTGAGGTAAAGCTCTATACATGAATCCGTTTAACGCAACAGTGAAAAGAGTCATTGAATTTGATCGATCTTCCGGAACCGTAGGTGATAATCCGGGTACGCCTTTTATAACTTCAAAAGTTCCTTCTTTACTAACTACCACTTTATCTACTCGAGGTAAATAAAACTCCATGTCGGTCGTAACCTTTTTACCTTCAGCTGGCGGCTTACCAGTAATAGCACCCGCACCACTTGAAAACTCTTTACCTAATACTGGAGAAGCTGAACCATTTGTTACAGCTTTAACGGGTCTAAAATCAATACAATCTCTTAGATTTAAACCTTTATATTGACCACTATAGTATGTCTTTTCATCACCACTCAGTGAATCAATAGTAAAATAATCACCAGTGCCATGTGAATAATACTTAAACTTAACTCTCAAATTAGCAATAGCTGTTCCGGAACTTTTTGCAAGTAGACTTCCTTCGTCGTAGTATGCATCTCTTTGACCATCATCAACTGTAAATTGACCTTTGAGATTATCAAAAAGTATGATAGCTTCATTATTAGCTGCAACAGTTAATGGTCTATTAAGTGTTATAACGGTTGGATTAACATTATCAGCAGTTACTGATGAAACAATTCCATAACCAACTGGTGCTACGTTACCGGTATCTGAAGAAGTTTTTACGATTCTCATACCAGGAGTAATTCCTGCAACTGCTGCAGTCAAAGTTATTGTTGTAGAACCTGCTGCACCACCATTAGCTGCAACAGTTCCAGCTTTCTTAGTTGTGTCGCTATAAACATAATACAACTTAGCAATATCTGTTTTATGCAATCGAATATCAGAGTAGCCATCAAATGCATAAGTGAAAGGAGCAGAATTAGTTTGAGAATATGCTACGGTTTTTGTTCTTAATGATTTATTATTAGCTGGATCAGTTTGAGTTTTTGCAATCGTAATAATGATATTACAATCAGCATCATTCTCATTAGCATCTAAGCCACTTACTGTTACTGTCCCACTTGATTCTGATACATTGGTTGTAAGAACTAGACCACCATCATCTTGTGTTAGGAAACCGGTTGTGCCGACTAATGATTCCCCAGTGGCTAAAGCAAAAGTTTTAGAGGTAGCAGAGTTACTATCTTTATTAAACTTATATTTTTTCTTAAGTATAACTCGAGGAACTTCTGGAGTAGGTGACACATGTGATCCAAGATGTTTAATTGATCTATACGGTAGACGAAACACTTGTGTTGTTGGAGTTATTCCAGTTCGAGTATTAGAATATAATTTACCTACATGTGCAGTAGGAATTACTCCAACGAACGAAGTAAAATCATCACCTGTACCTTGTTCGTGTGGTTGGTTAATTGTATTCACCAATGTTAACGAACCACGAGTAATATTTACATCGAATACATGCAATCTAACTTCTGTGTTTGCAGTGCTAGGTACATGTTTTTCAAGCGATCTAATACGACATGTGCCTACACCCAATACTGTACCATCTAGATGAATAGTACCTGCTCCACTAGTTCCAAGTTCACTTTCAGGAATAGTGACATCCCAATTAGTAGTATAATTAGTACCACCGTCAAGGATTGTAATTACAGCGGATCCATCATAGCTAACTTCTAAATCGAATATAAGACCGACTGCACTACCTGAATTACTTACAGCAAAGTCAAGATTTAGTGTTACAGTTCCATCTGCAGCAGTTTTCTTAAAGTTATTAGTACTTGCGTGTGCAGCAGTTTGTTCATATCTTACTTTTTGTCGTGTTCTGTTTGAAGTTGGACCAGTACCAACAGTGTCAATAAAGTGAGCAACCGCCGCGGTGGGAGTAGCTGTCTGTAATGTTGCAATGGTGAAATTATTAATATCTGGCATGCCTCTTGCAGTAGAAGCAGTAATTAAAAAGTAATTACCATAGTTAATTTCTCTTTCAACATCACCTTTTGCTATAGTACTAGTACGAGGCTTGTCAATTTTAAGATATGTAGTGTTTAAATTTTCAACTCTATATCCATCAACATATATCGTGTTTGGTTCAATACCAAATGCAATCGTATTTCTACCATATGCATCAGCAGCTGTTATTGTCTCAGCATCGCCATCAGATACGATTGCTGCAGCTGTTTTATAACCATTATTACCACCTTCACTATTTAAATATTCTCTTACGTCATATTTAAAAGGAGCTAAAGAATAATTACCAGATTCTTCATGTGTTCTACGAGCTAATCTAGATGTAAGCTCGGTTGTATTATTTGGATCACCTGATCCTTTATCAGAAGCAATAACACCATTTTCAACAGTTAACAATAATGTGTATTGAGTATATTCAGAGTTAGGAGTCTGATCTTTAGGTGTTTTAATTAACTTAGTAGTAATATTGTATCTATCGGCGCCTGGAGCAGATAAGTTTGTTGTACCTGCAGCATTGTCGTTAAGAGATGAATCAGTAGATGAATTAACTACAGATTCAGTTATTTGTAGTCCGACGAAGTACGAAGGAGTATTTGTATACTTATCTAATATTACTTGTTGTGGTGCAACATATACAAATGTGCCTTTAATAAAATACGCACCTTCTTCGATAAGAGCTTGACAACCAGTTCCAACTGCTTCTGCAGTTGTTATATTTGAATCGCTAGTAGCATCATCAACAAAAGTAGATCCTATAAACTCAGAAGCAGTTGCAACACCTTCATTGACACCAACCTGAGCACCATCACCATTGCCGAATCCACCTACTCGGGTTTTCTTTGTAGTGATAGAAGATCCGCTTGAATCTAAAAGTTCAATAATTTCACCAGCAAGGAAATTCTTATTTGTACCACCGGTGCCATTCGCACGATCACCATCACTAGATATATATTGAATATATAGAGTAATAGCATCTCCAGAAGGATTATCTAAAATTCCAGTCCTAGTAGAATCATTTGCATCAGTACCAGCAGCACCAATAGACTGAAGTACTCTTGCTTTTACTCCACTTGTTACGCCTTGAATAATACTGTCTTTATAATCACCAAGATATGAAGATGTGACAAATGCAGTTCCACCAGTCGTAAACGTATCTTCAACTTTTATGTAATCATAGTTAAACTCGATTGAAGCTTTACCTCCGACTACTCGACCACCATCAGTAAAAGTATGCTGACCATGATAATCAAGTTGACGCTGTATGGCAGTTTGTAGTTGCGTAAGTTCACGAGCTTGAACAGCGACTCCTGGCTTAAACAATACTCGATGATAGTTTTTAACTTCATCGAAATCGTCTAGAGTATACGCACTATTAGGATTTTTATTTACAGTTGTAATTGCCATATTTTATAATTCTCTTATTAAAATTCTATAATTAATTTAACATCTTCAATCTGAGATGTACTTCTTTGAATTGGATCTCTATTTTCAAGGAATAATACTTCACCAGATCCAGCATTGAAGCTACTAGGTGCAGCATTAACTCCAAGATCATGAGCAGAAGCATCTAGAGCTAAGGATGAAATTTCTTGACCACCAGTTTTAATTACCATATTCGCGTCGGTGGGTGGAATATAACCAGTTAGATCATTTTGGAAATAATAAATTCTCTTATTAGTTGTATCTACATTAACTATATATCCTTTAAATCCAGTAGTTGTATTTTCAAGTACATGATCATTGTCTTGAACAGCTTGAGCTAATTGAATACCAAGGTTTGTATAGGTGTTTGTGCCACTAGAACCAGACGAAGCTGTATGTGTAGTATCATATGTTATAAATTTCAATGTATTAATTGCTGCAGCCGGATTAGTCGGAATAACACCACCAATTAATGGATTACGAATAAGTGATATTTGTCTAAAGTCTTGAGTATTAGCAATTGCACTATCGGCTGTACCGCTTATTTGTACGTTAAGTCCAACATAGAAACCACCTAGTTCAAACACTGGATCACATCCATGACCACCATTTGCATGCGAACTATTAAATCCAGGACGACCTCGAGGCGAAATAATTGGAACAAATGATGCATTAGAGCCACCGCCACCGGCGATCACAGCCTGTGCTACACTATAATCAGCACCTACCGAATCAGTTCCTTCAGTCGCATTACCGCCGCCGATAATGATATCACTTACAAATGCACCACCAGATACATAATTAGCTTTTACAGCGCCTGAAGTTAAAACCCCAGAACCATCACCTGTAATAGTTATTGATATACCGGAACCGTCATCATTATAACCAGTACCACCAGCAATAAGTTTTAATCTTTCAATCCCTTGAGCTGAAGTTATTTCCCTAGATGCTATTTGTGATTGTTGCTGTGAATGTCGTGGATCAGTAGCTAAGAAATCACCAAAGGTAACAATATTTCCAGCATTAATAGCACCAATTGCAGCAGAAGTTGTTATTGTTTTACCACTTATAGAAGCTACCGTTACATCAGTAGGAACGCCTGTTGCAGCACTACCACTGCCAGCAGCTATCGTAAGTTTTTGACCAACAACGATCCTATCGTTTTCGTGGTTAATTGCAAATGTACTAGTACTAGTTAAACTTGCAGCAACAACACCTGTTGTTATTTCTGTTAGAGTTTTAACAGGCATATACGAATTAGTTAGGAATTTTTCAGAATCAGCCGCAAGAATAGTATACATGTACTTCCAATGGTAACCATCAGTTGTTGAAGTGATTGCAGCATCAACATGTGTTGGTACATCAGATACACCGCCTGAAACAGGAGCAATAATACACTTATAAACTTTAAAGTCTGCAGTTAGACAATAGAATGCTTTATCATGAATAGCTGGATCGGTTGAATCCCATGCAACAAATTCAGCACCTGGATTCCAATCATATCTTGGAACAACATGCGAAATATCTTTATCGGTTACTAATTTTAATCCAATAAGCTGTTGACGTGCTTCATTGATTCCGTCTAATGTATCACTGGGTGCAGGAGCGTCTGTATCACTAGTATTAGCTGTAGTAGTCCCTCCCCATGGACTAGATTTACCTAATCCAATGTATACATTGCTTCGATCCCCTTTAACTTCTTCAACAAAAGCTGCAGCGTTAAGTGATCTAAAGTTTGATGATATGATTGCGGCCATGATCTTTTCCTATAGTGTAGTTTCTTTAATTGCGTTTGATATATTTGACTGTATGTTTAATTTATTTATAGCAGTTCCGTCAGCAGTTATATCGTTTATATCTTCTATTAATACATTATCAAACATGTTTATTTTGTAGTTCCCTTGGAATTTCTTAGGTCCTAGGAACGAAGGATTTTCCTTTGCAACGGCATCTTTTCGAGCAAAATAATTGTTTTCAGGTAATACTGCTCTTATTTCAATGTCATGATTAGATGGTATAATCTTTTTGTGTATATAATCCGGTGCACGTTTTTCCTGTTGGTCAGATACTGTAATTGTAGCATCGTTTAAATAACCATAACCAGGATTTGTAATAGTAAATCCTGTAATTCTTTTAGTAGTTGAATTTCTAGTAAGAGTCGCAGTAGCTTGTACATTCGTAGACAATGGTTTACCATCAGCTCTAAGTGCATCAGGTGCAGATATCAGGATCGTAGGAGTACTCGTATAATCTTTCTTATTTAATCCAACTAAATCTAAACCTAAAGTTGTTGAATTAAGCTTACCAATTTTACTTGCTACAATTTCGTTGTCACCAGTAAGACTATCATCAGCATTTTCTTTTGCTAGAGTTTCTATAGCTGTAAGAGTGCTACCTAATTGATATCCACTACCAACACTAGCGACAGTAAACGATATTGCAGCACCACCTCCACCACCAAGAGCCGAATCGGGTATTGTAATAATTTCACCAACTTCATAATTACTACCACCAGCGTTTCCTAGTGTAATACTTGTTATAACACCATTTGTTGCTGCAGAGCCACCATCTGTTACTACAATATTTACTGTACCACTTGCGCCACTACCAGATGATCGACTTCCACCTGTTGTAACATTCGAATAAGTTCCTGCTGTACGAGAATCATCTGCAGCTATACCACCTATATTAAATGTATTATGACTACCACTAATAATTACTTTAGATACTGAACCTTTAGAATCTAATACTGCGGTCGCGATGGCACCAGATCCATCACCACTTAACGTAATGGCAGGAACTGAAGGATAACCATGACCTGTTTCAGCAACTGATAACTGAATTAGACCACCATTATCTGTGGTAGATTTCATTGTAATCTTAGCATCTTTATTTGGTCGTGCTACACCAATTATACCGAACGATGAAGCGATTGCTTGAATGAGTAAACCAACATCTTCAATACCAATATAACCTGGCTGAACTCCAGGCATAGATGAAAGTGTTTTTCGGAATGCGGGAGATGCAGCATATGAGTTCAAATATGTTAATGTATCGTCGCCTACACCTACTGTAGTATTAGGATTATCATCACCCAAAACAGCACGTACAGCTTGAATAATCATTAATACTTCACCGAAATATTTATGACCTGCTGGATGCACTAACTTATCGAAAGGTTCTTTCCACTGTGATAAGTTACGACCAACTTTTACTACATAAGAGAATTTCTGATAGAAATCTGAATCATGAACTCTTATACTCTTTTCGGATAAAAAGCCTGAATTTGTTACGTATGATCCAGATAGTGCTGGACGGTTATATGTTCTTACATATCCTAATTGGCTTCCAGAACCATCTGTTTTTCCTGGTGCACCAACAACCATATAGTTTCTATCTTCGACATCAGATATGTCAAGTGAATAACCAAAGTTATGATTTGTTACTGAAGTATCACCTCTATACTGTAATTTCTGAGTCCAAACTTCAGTGTCATTATCGAATTCATAGTGATATATTTTACCATTGTCAAGTGCATCAGAATCAAATCCAGGCTCACCAATAAGTAAATTATCACCACTTATTTTTACAGTAGCACCATAATTCGTATTATCTCTTTCAGAAAGAGTTACAACACTTGGAAGAGAATTTATAGGATGCCATGTAATATTATCATCAATATCAGTAGTTCTTTCGAAAACATATACAGTATGATATGGATTGTCACGGCTTGTTATAGCGACACGTGGTGTCCCATTTTCAATATTTGTTATATCAGTTGCAGATGAGAAATATTGATTTGATATATCCTGTGTTGGCGCTAGTATTGCGTCTAGTTCATATAATTCAGTTACATTAGATTTCTTATATATGATTGCTCTACCAGATCTTACTACCGATACATTCGAATAATTTTCAAAAGAAACAACTAGATATTTTCCTTTTATTGTAATTGTTCCACCAAAGCCTTTATTAGCATCAATATTAGGACTATGTAATTCTGCAGGAGCTCTAATAGTTTGCAGAATTTGCCATGTCGAACCGACCTTTTTGTATATTATTACAGCACCATGAGGTTCGTTCGCAGCATCCGCATCAAACCCAACATGGCCTACTGCAAGATAATCGCCACTCAACGAAACTGATCGTCTGCCATGAGCAAATCGTTCACCGCTTGTTGGTGGTATAAGTTTACTATTAAAACGCCAAATGTTATTTCCGCTTGTATCAGTACCGCGATTCCAAATTTCAACTGAACCAGTATTAGCTACGCCTAATGTTGTTTCATCTCCAGGTACACTTACCGCTAATGTATTACCGTCTAGTGCTACGCATTGACCGAAATTATCATCAACAAAATTAGTATCAGCGTCTGTAAAAGTGCTTACAATCTTTTGTTCTTCTGTAAAAGTTGTTCCTGAATCTGTAGTAGTGTATACATATACCGCACCAGCATTAGCTTGTCCAGTAAATCTTATAGTATCACCACTGCCAATATCTTCAGCTATATTTTTATCTAAATTAATACTTACGCCATCGATGATAGATTCGATTTTACTATCATCAGTAATATTACTTGCATCGGTAACACTTGTAACTACCATGCCAATTTGCAAGCCAGTCGTATTAGCTAATGGAATAGTTTTATTATTTGAACCTTCAGGTGCATCTGCATCTGTCAAGATATCAACAATAGCAGCTTCTTGCTTTGGAGATGATGCAGCGAATGAATCACCACTTATTGAAACAGATCTACCAAACAAATCATCATTCGCATTATCAGAAGCTTGTATAATTTGTTTTTGAGAATAGTTTGATTGAATAGCAGACTTTGGATCATAACGACCATCTGAAGGCTTTAATGTCTTATCCCAAGGGTATGAAACTTGAATCTCTTGTTCATTATATAATAATTTAAAGAATGTTTCAATTGATTCAAATGATCCTCTTATCTTATAGAAGTCAATGATCTTTTGGTATACAGCTCTTTTATTAACTGGAGAAGTTTTATCTAATGAAGGAGCAATTTCCTTTTGCATTAAATCTAAAAACTGTTCTTGAGCTTCATTTAAATTTAATGAATCTTCAATCGTATTTAATCTATATGAAGGTCCAGCATTCATATGGTTGTAAACGAAAGTTTTCATTACAATCTTTCGTTTGTTTAACCGCGGTGATAGACCATATATATTTACAGTTCGACCAGTTGGTTCTGCTGAATCAGCTAATCTTCCTGGCAGCTTATTTGCGTTACTAATACTAATATTAGATTTAAAAATATCATCAACAACAGATGGATATTCAAGTAATCTTACTGTTGCACGTACAGAACCAAGTGTTGCGTCATATGAAGTACCGTCATTTGTTGCAACAAATATATCATTTATAAAATATTCTATATTTTCTTGACCTGAAACATTGTTTATGCCAGCAACAATATTTGATGCAACACCATTACCTAAATCTACAATCTGATAACTTGACCCAACAACTAATAATGCAGTGTCATCAAGATTAATTGGATCTCCAACAACTCTTGGTGTTCCATCTTCATCACCAACTAATAAAGCTTTACCGTCACTATCAAAAAACTTTGCAGAAAGTATTAGATTTCTTTGGAAGAATTTATTTGGTACGTCAATTCTAAATATGGCTTGGTTGTCTATAACGATGTCTTCGAATGTTTCTTCATCTTTATAAGTGAACTCTTCTAAGTTCATAAACTTATAATATGATTCCATGAATGCACGTATACCACCACTACCGTTATTACCATACGCAGAATTAGTAGCATAATCTAATAATTCTTCAGGTACTAACTGTTCGATTCTAAGATCTTCCTTAGATCTTGATTTAGCAGAACCAGTTAATTCATATTGATCTATACCAGAATTAGTATCACTAAAAGTAAGAATAATACCATCGATATCATCAAACGTTTGAGGCTGATCAAATGTAATGGTTAAACGATCGTCTGATATACTTGTGACTCGAGGTGTGCCAACAACACCTTTACCTGACATTACTTTACCGAGTATTGGATTATCTATTTCGTTTACATACGGGCTTCCATCTAAAACGGCAACCGGAATATATTCTAAGGCAATAGTAGTTCCATTCGTCACTAGAGCTCGTGTAAAAGCTCTTAGTGTCGTATCAAAGTCTATATTCGACCTTACGTCTTCAATATATCCTCTTGAAAATGAGTCTAGATTTTTTAAACTTTGTTGAGCCATAATTATCTCATTCTAGTAGTTGTTGAATAGTCGATTGTGCCTGAAGAACCAGAATATGCAATACTATCAACCGATCCTTTTGCATTAATAAAAGAAGATTCAATATTAATAATTTGATTTCTTTTTGGAGCAATATCTAATGAATTCGGAGTTAGTGTAACACGTATTGGTGTAGCATCATCGGGTCCAAAGTTATTTAAAGTAACAACGCCAGTTTCAGCATTAATTAATCCAACATTTCCATTTGTAATTATATTTTCGTTATTTACAATTTTATAAATGATTATCTGTCTATTATTTGAATCTTCTATAGATATATCACCAAAGAAATGATCTATACCATTAAATTTAATAGCAGTACTTGAAATATTAAATTCTATACCTGATGTGACAAAGAAAGATCCAGCAAATGTTAATGTAAAATCATTTTTTACACGACTTACTGAAGGAACAATTGTTTTAAATAAGAATGGCCGGATCGTAGAACTCGTAATAGAAGGATCAGCATTATCAATTAATGATAATAATTCGGAATGTCTAAATACCCCATCAAACCGATTTAGTTGATTAAAGTTATAATCTAATATGACATCTTTAACTAATGCCTCTAATGCCGATATTGATCGACTTGTGAGTGATGGATTAAATTTAAATATCGCATCAACCTCAACATTAGTAAACTCAGGATCTACGATCACTGGAGTAATCGATACAATATTTTTAGTTTTAACAATGGCTTTAACTTCGTCTTTTTCATTTTCAGTTAATGAATCACCAATAAGTGGTTTAATACTTATATAAGCTTTACCAAAATCTGGAATAATATTATCTTCACCACCCCATGTCGATATTGATTCAATG